CAGTTGGTGTCTTACGTCCCTCATTGTAAACCAATAACTCCGCGAACTTCTTCTGTTGTTCAGATAATTGTTTGGGTAATCCCATAGACGTAAATATAAGTTAATTTACTTTTGATTACAAGAGTGGATTTTCTAGTGATGCTTTAAGCTCATCTATCTTTGCATCAAGAAAGTTAATTGCTGCATCATTTATTTTTACATCAGCTTTAACAGACTCTATTGCTTTGATGACGTCCTCTATCTTTTGATTAACACCAGATAGGTCTACAGTTTCGTTGACTATAAATTCTTTGTCTTCTAACTGTGCTATACGATTATTGAACTCACCCCATGCCATAAAGCCACCACCGATGGCACCAATAACACCCACGAGTGCTGCATAGCTGGCTAGTTTATTGAATATTCCTTGCATTTAATAACTCCATAAGTTTTCTATATGCATCGCTAGTATTTTTCTTATACTCTTGCATCTTAATTTGATGCTTAACAACAGGATCTGTACCTGCAATGCTTGGCTGACTAGCATATATGCTTTTGTCATAACTGGCAAGACTGACCTGCATGAAGAAAGCAGGGTCGCCACTAGGTAATTGACGTGTATCAAACAAAGCAGCATTTGTGTTAAAATAACTAGATATATCAGCTTGCTCTGCCGTCATCTCACGAGATACTACCTCGTTAATTACGTCCAAAGTTAAACTAACTCTTTGCATTTCATTTGCTACTCTAGCTTGTATCGCCTTTTCTATAGCGGCAACCTTAATATCTAGATCAACTTCCACTGGTTCACTAGATTCTGGTTCTGTTGTTTCTGCAACTGCTGTAGGCTCTGCTTCAATTGGCTCCTCGACTGCCTCTTCTTGTTCGGCAACTTCTGTTGTCGGTTCTGGTTCGTCTGCAACAACTTCTTCGCTACTGGGTTGCTCTTCAATTTGTTCATCTACTATCTCCTCTTGCACTGGCTCTGGTTCTTCTTGTATCTCTTCCATTGCCGGCTGTTCTTCTATTGGTTCTGGTTCTTCCTGGACCATAGCAACTTCTTGTATCTCTTCAGTTGGTTCTGGTTCA